CAGCAAACGGCTATTTGGTCAGGCTGGATGAGTTAATAAAGTCATATGAAGAATTGGCTCGTGTGGAATCTAAATCGAAATTCACACAGACTTATTCAAACATTAGTAGGAAGATTATACTACTTAATCAAATAGTAATCCAAGCTAGAGAAGATATAAAGCGCGCACCCATACGAGAGCAGCCATTCAGCTTGTTGATTAGCGGTACTTCTGGAATAGGGAAGACTACTATTTACGGTTCACTTATTAACCATATTTGTAAATTTAATAAAATAAGTTGCGAGCCTCGAGACCGTGTCACTTTAAATGAAGCTGACAAGTTCCAATCCGAAGTAAAGATGGGAACTAGTGTTATTATTATGGATGATTTGTGTAACGGTACTGCCAGATCTTATATAGCAGGATCGCCGTTGGGTAACGTAATCAAGATCATCAACAATGTTCCTTGCGCCGCAGTGAAAGCTGCTGTACACGAGAAAGGACAAGTTTATTTTAATAACAAACTCACAATAGCGACTACAAATTGCCCTGACTTACAGGCACGAATTTGGTCAATAGAACCAGCCTCTGTACTGCGGCGGTTCCATTACCATATACACACTAAGCTTTTACCGGAATACGCAACATTGCAAAATACACTAGATGCTACGAAGCTTGATAAAGGGGTATATACCCCTGCCTGGGAATTCGATGTGCACGTAATAGAGGCATTAGAAGGTGATTTCAGGTTTAAATCAGTACACAAGACGTGCCATCCTTTGTCTTTAATTGGATTTTTGCAAAACGAGTCGAAAAAGCATTTTGATGCACAGAAAGCGTATGTATCGAGCATGCAGGACATGGATTCAGAAGCGATGTGTAGTGAACACAATTGTTACGCAAGTATTTGCCCTTTTTGCAAAGACCCCCAATTTTTTGTTCCTGAAAACTGGATCAGTGAGATCGGAGACGCACTAATTGGCGCAAAGCGCATGCTATTTCCTCCTCCTAGTGACGAAGAATGCGATGATCGCAGAGCATTGCTGCGACAAGCCAGAAAGGTG